CGAGGCGCAGCGGATCAACATCGAGCAGGAAGCGGGCCTGATCAGCCAGTACCAGGCGCAGGAGCGGCTGCTCGAACTGCGCCAGCGCGAGCTGGCATTCCTGCAGCAGCAGATCCCGCTGCTGGAGCAGCAGGCGCTGGTGTTGAAAGACCCCGAGGTGATGGCGCGCCTCGAGGAAATGAAGCTGCGACTGTTCGAACTGCAGCAGCAGGCCGGACTGCTGGCGACCACGTTCCGCAACTCGTTCGAAGGAGGCCTCGGCGACGCGTTGTACAACCTTGCGACCGGCACCACGGACCTGCGCGGGGCAATGCTCGGTCTGGTGCAAGACGTCACGCAAGGCATGGCGCGGCTGGCGTCACAGCAGTTGGCGTCGATGGCCACCGCCAAGCTGATGCAGTCCGTAATCAAACAGTCCGGCGGTCCAGACCTCGCGTCGCCCGACCCGGCACAAGCCGCCGCCGCCGGCGCTGCGTATGCGGCGCCAATCTCTGTCGCGGGAACGGTGCTCAATGGTGCTGCCGCAGCGCTCGGCGTCGCCGGAACCGCCCTTACAACCTCCGGGCCTGTAATCGGTGCCTCTGCTGCAGCGATGAGTGTCGCCGCGGCTCAACTTCAGGCTGCTGCAAACGCTCTGCTGGTTGCCAACTCGGTCGGTGCCGTCAGCGGCTTCGCCGACGGCGGCTTTACCGGCGCGGGTGGCAAGTACCAGGTCGCGGGCGTGGTGCACCGTGGCGAGTACGTCATGCCGCAGGAGACCGTCGCGCGATACGGCGTCGACGCCATGCGTGCCATTCACGCCGGGCGCGCCCAATTCGCAGACCTCGGCCCGTTCCAGAGCATTGCAAGCGCCAGCCCGCAGTACGGATTCGCGGACGGCGGGCTCGCGTCGCACTCGCTGCCGGCGCCGCAAATGAACGTGCGCCTGATCAATGCCATCGACGGCCAGGCGCTGATGGAGGACTACATCGACAGTCCTGCAGGAGAGAAAGTGCTCAAGAACTTCATTGGCCGCAACCGCGGCTTCATCAAAGCGACGGTGTCCTGATGGCTTACCAGATCGGCACCGTCGACAACTCGGCCGGGCTGGCGCACTACGCCATGCTCGAGGCGATCAAGCTGTTCGCTGAAAGCCTGCCAGCCGGTCAGGGGTGGCAAGTGCTGCGCTACGAAACGGTGGCCGAGAACCGCGAGTTGATCCTCAAGGGTCCAGGCCTGTCCGGCGACGATGAGATCTTCATCGGGTTCCGCACCTACCAGTCGGTGAGCGCGGACTATTACAACCTGCTCGTCGGAGTGTTCACCGGCTACGTGCCAGGCAACACGTTCGACCAGCAGCCTGGTGCCGCGCTTTGCGGCGTGCCTGCGCACAACCAGCGCATCGAGTATTGGATGGTGGGCAACGGGCAGCGCATTGCATTCGGCCTGAAGGTCGGCACGCCGGTCTACACCCACGGCTATGCCGGCAAGTTCCTGCCCTACGCGGCGCCCGGTGAGTACCGCGCGCCGCTGATCTGCGCTGGGATGCTGGATGGGGCGGCGCCCACGCGATACAGCGACACGGTGATGTCGTTCCCGTACCGCGGCACCCGCGCGAACATGCGCATGCGCTCGAACATGGGCAGCTGGCTGCAGCCGGACTGCTGGCCCTACGTCAACACCTTCCTGTGCGGCGGCGCGAACGCAACGCAGACGCGACCGACCGGCCCCTACTACTACCCGCAGCGCATCGAGCTGAGCGACGCGTCGAACCTCTACGGCACGCTCGACGGCGTGGTCTACATCCCGGGCTTCGACAACGCCACCGAGAACGTCCTGCAGATCGGCGGCGACTTCGCTGTCTCCCATGCCGGCAAGACTCTTGCGCAGATCGTCGAGGAGATCCGCGCCGACGCCAACGGGCGGGCCTTCGTGGTGCTGCAGGACGTCGCGCGCACCGGGTTCAACGACTACATCGCGATGGAGATGACCTGATGCCGTACACCACGGGTTCTTCGGGTTCCTTCGCTGCGCTCCGCGCAACGCTGGTCGCCGCATGCGTGGCGGCTGGCTGGAACAGCTCTGGCAACGTGCTGCGCAAGGGCGACGTGTATGTCGAGCTGGTCGCCGACGCTGCTGGGCTGACCGTGCGGGGCGGTACCGGCGTAGATGGCAGCAACGCTTTGACAGGCGCAGCGCCGGACGCGGCGCGCATCGGTCCAGTCGGCAGCCACGCGCCCTCATTTCCGATGACGTATCACCTGCACGTGTTCGATGCGCCGGATGAGGTCTATCTGGTCGTCAACTACGGCGTCGACTTTTGGCAGTATCTGGCGTTCGGACGGAGCGATGTTTCAGGTGTTCCAGGAACCGGCGGATGGTTCGGCGCCAGCATGCGCACCACCGCTTTGAATGGAGTTCAGCTCTCGCCAGAGAACGGCGGCGGATCCACCACCCAGCAAGCCGTTGCGTTGTTCTTTGCGGCTGGCACAAATGGAAACGCCAGCGTGCACCACGGCTTCGACAGCCTTGGTTGGGGTTTTTCACAGTGGGCATCTCGAATCGGTGAGGTCCACGCCGGTTCGCCGGCAGCGCCGCGCTACGCCCGGCTGCCCTCGGCCTTCAACTCGTCCGACGTGTTGCTGCCCTACCAGGTCTACGTGCGGCGCCCCGACAACAAGCAAACTTTGGTGCTCGATCTCGCGCACGCGCGTCTGGTGCGACTCGATAATCATCAGCCCGCTGACCTGGTTGGCGCGGCGCCAGACCTCTTCCGCGCCTATCCCTGGTTCCGTCGCGACCTCGCTGCGCGCAATGGCGGTAACAACGTGCTGCACACCGGCACCCTGGGCTGGGCGATCCGGCACGAGGGCACGTGATGGCGGCGCTCGTCGGACACATGTCTCGCGCAGCGGTCAGCGGATACGGCAATCCCTACCTGTCGCGAGCGCTGCGCGAGCTCGCACCCGAACGCTATCAGCCGCGCAGCTACCAGCGGTCGCGTCTGCGCGCATTCCCCCTGCAGTACTCCGGCTATGGCCCAGTGCGCCCGGCCGTCGTGCCGGTCCCGCGCATGGCGCGCAGCACGCACGACGACTACTACAACCGCATCCGGGTGCGCCCCGCGCGTCTAGATCTGGGCAACCTGGCGACGGCCCAGGTGCGTCCGCTCGCGCTCTGGAACGCCTACGTCGACGAGCCACGGCAGCTGTCGGGTCTCGATCTGCAGGACGGCGACGGCCTGGCAGTCTCTGCGCCGGGCGCGCTTCCGCTGGATTTCGCGCCGATGCAGGAGCACGTGCTGGAGGTCTCGGTCGATGTCACCGGGCCGGCCGTGATCGACGCGCGTCTGCTCCTGTCGTTTACCGGTCTGGACGGCATCAGCGTCCAGGTGACCGGCCTGCGCATGATCGCCTGGCCGGTCCCGTGCGACTGGTCGCGACCGGTCGATGAGTCGCTGACGTTCCTGACCGACATCCACTACGCCTATAGCGGTAGCCGTACCGCTTCGCCTCTTCGCGCGGCGCCGCGGCGATCGTTCGGCTTCGACATCGTCGAATGGGAAAGCTCCCGGCGCGTGCTGGAGAACATGCTCTACGACTGGTCCTCGCGCGTGTGGTCACTGCCGATCTGGCCGGACATCGTGCTGCTGTCGACGCCGGTCGCCGAAGGTGCGTTGGAGGTGCCGGTGGCCACTGCCGGTCTCGACTTCGCTGTCGGGCGGATGGCAATGCTCTGGCGCGATGTAAGCGAGTACGAGCTCGTCGAGGTGGCCGAGGTCCTCGCGGATCGTATCCGCCTGGCACGCCCCACCACGCGCACGTGGGTGCGCGGAACACGACTCTACCCTTGCCGCAGCGCCCGGCTGGTGTCGGCGCCGTCCATCAAGCGCCTCAACGGCGCTGCGATCCGGCTGCAGGCGCGCTTCGACATCGACGAGCCCTGCGACTGGCCGGCGATTGCTCCGGTGTCGACCTATCTCGGCCACCCGGTGCTTGAGCACCGCAGCGATGAGGGCACGGACCCAGAGGCGGCATTCGAGCGTCGGATCGTGACGCTCGATGGCGACGTCGGTCTCGTGTCCGCGCATGACCAAACGGATCTCGCGTGGCAGCGCGTCTCGCACGCCTGGCGTCTGCATGGCCGGGCCGAGCGAGCTGCATGGCGCAGCTTGATGTATTGGCTCGACGGACGCGCACGCCTGGTGTGGATCCCCACCATGACCGACGACCTCGTGCTGCTTGAAGCGGTGACGGCCGTCGGCGATGCGATGACGGTGGAGTGGAGCGGCGCAGCCCGCTTCCTTCGCCTGCGGGACGGCCGCCGGCATATCCGAATCGCCCTGCGCAGCGGTCAGGTGCTCTACCGCCGCGTCAGCGCGATCAACGAACTCGACGCAGTGCGTGAGCAGCTGCTCCTGGATGCGGCGCTCGGCGTGTCGATCGCGCCGGCCGAAGTGCTGTCGATCAGCTGGATGACGCTCTCGCACCTCGGTTCGGACACGGTCGAGCTGTCGCACACCACCGACAGCCAAGGGCTCGCCGACGCGCGGGTTTCGTTCGTGGCTGCAGGGCGGGAGGAGCCGTGATCCTCAGCCGCCACATCGAGACCTACGACTTCTACCGCGGCACGCAGCATTGGCGGGTCACGGATGGCGATCGCCCGGCGATCGTCGAGGGGGCGACCTACCAGGCCCTGCGCGGGCTCAAGCGCGGTCGGATCGCACACTCGCCGGAGGTGGCCAAGAACACCCTCGAGCTGGATGTGCCCAGCAGCTTCGAGCTGCTCGATCAGTTCCGGCCGTTCCCGCCCACCAGCCGGATCCACGTCAACGTCAAGCGGATTCGCGTGCGCGACGGGTTCGTGGCCACCGCCTGGATGGGCGTGATCGCAGACGTCGACGACAGCGATCCGAGCATCGCGAAGATCCGCTGCCAATCGCTGATGGCTGCGGTCTCCGCCAATGGGCTCCGCCGGATCTGGCAGGTTCCCTGCGGCCTTCCGCTCTACAGCGTCGGCCTGGGCATGTGCAACGTCGACCAGGACGCGTTTCGGGTCGAGGCGACGCTGAGCGCGATCGATGGCGTTGCCGTTCGGTCGGCGGCCTTCGCGGCCAAGCCCGACGGCTGGTACGCCGGCGGCTTCCTGCGCTGGGAGACGCTGCACGACGTCGAGCATCGCTTCATCGTCTCGCACGCTGGCGACGCCGTCGTCCTGCTCACACCGGCGATCCTGCCGATTGGCGCGGTGGTGTCGGCATTCCCCGGCTGTGACCACACGCTGCAGACCTGCCACGAGAAGTTCGACAACGCGGTGAACCACGGCGGTCAGCACACGATTCCCACCAAAAACGCCTTCGGCTCGGATCCGGTGTTCTGACATGGACCCTTACACCTGGGCTTACATCATCGTCATGCTGCTCTCGATCGCGATCAGCATCGCGATGATGCCCAAACCGCAAAACGCGAAGCCGCCAGCACTGGCCGACTTCGATGCGCCTGTCTCGGAAGACGGCCGTGACGTGGCCTGGCTGCACGGCGAGTGCTGGATGAAAGACCCCAACGTGCTGTGGTGGGGTCGCCTGCGCACCACGCCCATCCGCACGAAGAGCGGCAAATGAGGGTGCACGTCCGCCACGTTCGCGCCGCTTTTCTCTGCGCCAGCGGCCTGCGTGCCTGGTGCCTGGCCAATGGCGTGGATCTGCGTCGGCTGTGCCGCGAGGGTCTGCCCGTCGAGGAGTTTGCGCATCTGCAGTCCGACCCCTTCGCCCAGGCCGTTATCGATGCCGCGCGCCAGGAGGCTACCCATGCGTGAGGCCATGCGCCGCGTGCTGGCTGTCTGTTCGATCGTGGTGCCGGCGATCTCGGGCATCGCCTGGTGGGTGGCCGGGCATCCCGCACTGGGCGGCATCGGCCTGGCAACCGGCCTGCTCAATGCGGGCCTGCAGCTGCGTCGACACATTCCGCGCCGCATTCCCGCGTTCCCCACCTCGCGCAAACGCGCGCCGTATGTGATCGATCAGTTGAGGTGGCCGGGCCGTGGGTAAGGGCAAAGAGATCACCATTGGCTACAAGCACTTCATGGGCTTGTACATGGGGGAAAGCCGCACCACCGACTACCTCGCCGGCATTGAGATCGGCGGTGAAACGGCGTTCGAAGGCCAGTTCGCGGGCAGCGGAAACCTCTACATCAACCGCCCAAACCTGTTTGGCGGCGACAAGAAGGAAGGCGGGATCGTCGGCACGCTGCGCGTGCGCCAGGGCGCGGCCGACCAGATGCCCGATCCGTACATGCAGGCGGCGGTACCAGGCCCGTGGCCGGCCGCACGCGGCCTGTGCACGACGGTGTTCGACGGTCAGGTGGGCGCCATGAATCCCTACCTGAAGCTGTGGGCCAAGCGCTGGGGCGGATTCAACGCGGGCTGGACCACGCCGGTGTGGGAGCCGTCGCTGTGCAAGATCGGCCGCGGCAAGAATGCGATGCACATCCTCTACCAGTGTTTCACCGACGTGCAGTCAGGCCTGGGCCTGTCGACCACCGTGATCGATGAGGCGGCCTGGCTGACTGCTGCGCAGACCCTGCGCGACGAAGAGTTCGGCCTGTGCCTGCCGTATCGGCGCGCCACGCCGATGGGCGAGTTCATCCAGATCGTGTGCGACCACGTTGGCGGCATGTGGTCGCCGGATCCGCGCACCGGCAAGATCACCTTCCGGCTGTTCCGGCCGGATTACGTCGCAGCCGATCTGCCGCTGCTCGACGAGGCCAACATCACCTTCATGGAGTCGTTCGAGCAGCCCGGCCTCGACGGCAGCACCAACGAAGTCACCGTCATCGGCGTCGACTGCGTTTCCGGCAAGGACATCTCGGCCACCTACCAGAACCTGGCGAATGTCCAGGCGCAGGGGCGGGTGGTCTCGGACAAGCGCAACTTCTCTGGCCTGTGGAACCGGGATCTGATCGGCCGCGTGGCCGGACGTGAGGCCGCGATCGCCAGCAGCCTGCTTGCCCGCATCAAGTGCCGCGTGAGCGCGAGCTTGTGGGGCATCAAGCGCGGCGACGTGTACGCATTGAGCTGGCGGCGCAAGGGCTGGCATCGCGTGCCGGTGCGTGTGCTCGAGGTCGACGAAGGCACGCGGACGGACACGCAGATCACGCTCACGCTCATGCAGGATTTCAGCGGCATGATGGCGGCCGCCTACGTCAGCCCGGTCGGTTCGGTGTGGACGCCGCCGGATGATGCCCCGCGACCGGTGCCGGCGCAGTACGTTGCCGAAGGCACCTGGCGCGACCTCGCCAGCACGTTGCGCGCCGCCGACCTAGCGGCCGTCGAGCCCGATGCGGCGTTCGTCATCGCCGCGGCTGCAGCGCCCACGAATGGCGGCTACGGCTTCGACCTGTGGACGCGCCCTGCAGGCGTCGGTGCGTTCGAGGAAGCAGGCAGCGGCGAGTTCACTCCCAACGCCACGCTCGGCGCTGCGATCGCCGCCAGCGCCACTGCGGTGACGCTCGTGGGCGGGCAAGGCCTGGACACTGTCCAGGTCGGCGGCGAGGCGGTCCTCGGTGGCGAGCATTGCCGCATCGTTTCGATCAACGCAGTCGCCGGCACCGCGGTGCTCGCGCGCGGATGCGTCGACACCGTGCCGGTGCCGCACGCTGCGGGCACGCGCATCTGGTTCGTAGAGGGCGCAATGGCTGCAGATCCCACGGAGTACCTCGCGGGCGAGAGCGTGCAAGCGAAGCTTCTGGCCCGCACGCGCCGCGGCACGATCGCGATCGAGGACGCGACTTCGGTGACGGTCGCGCTGCAGGCCAGGCAGTCCCGGCCGTATCCGCCAGGGCGCGTGCGGGTCGCTGGCCAGCAATCGCCGGCAACGGTGTCTGGCGTCTTCAATGTCGCCTGGACGCATCGCGATCGGCTGCTGCAGGCCGACCAGCTCGTGGACACTGAAGGCGCGAGCATCGGTCCCGAGGCATCGGTCCGCTACGGACTGCGCGTTCGCACGCAGGCGGGTGCCCTGCTCATCCAGCGCACCGACATCGCGGGCGCTTCGGCGTCTGTGGTGCTCAACCACACCGGCCCGGTCGTGCTCGACCTGTGGGCGATCAGCGACAACGGCCAAAGCTGGCAGCGCCACGTGCTTGCGTTTGACTACACGCCACCGGCAACTCCGCCAGTTCCAGCCATCACGGCGCCGATCTATACGCCGGTGACGCGGGTGATTGATGGCGGCGAGGTGCGGCCGTGACGCTGGTCGTCGAAGAACTGCGCTTCCTGGTGCGTGGCGGCACGGCCGCGAATCTGGCTGCGGTCAACGAAGTGCCGCTACAGCGCGAACTCATCGTGGAACGCGACACGCTGCGCATGAAGCTCGGCGACGGTGTCACTGCCTACAACGCGCTGGCGTACATCTCCTCAGGTGGTGGCGCAGGCGCGGCCGAGATGCGGGTGGAGGACGGATACATCCAATTCCGAGTGAGCGCGACCGCCGCCTGGCAGAACGTCATCGCGGTGGCCGAGCTGCAGGGCGAGGATGGACCGCCCGGCCCAATTGGTCCGCCCGGTCCATCAAGCAGCGCTTATTTCGGTGGAGCCTTCGACGGTGGCAACGTGGACATCACGCCTGGCGCCTACTGCGACGTGAGGATTCCGTGGGGTTGCACGCTGACGAAGGCGTCGCTGATCGGCAACGCGATCGGTGACCTTGTGGTCGACGTGCAAGTCGCAAGCTTCGCGTCCTACCCGCCTCTCGGCGCTGACAGCATTGTCGGCGCAAACCCGCCGGCCATCCTCGGCGCGATCACCTGGGAAGACGACGCGCTTGCCGGATGGGACGTCGAGCTGCCGACCGGCAGTGTCGTGCGCTTCTTCGTCATCGCTTGCGCCGGGGTCGGCAAAGCAACTGTCCTACTTGAAGGCATCCGAACATGACCACTTTCATCTCCACCGATCCGGGCGGGAGCACCGCTACCGACGCGCAGCTTCGGACCCTCATTCGCGCTTACTTCGGTGTCATCGAGGGTATGGGGTTAGTCCAGACCGCCGACACAGGCCAGATGACCGAAGCCGCAATCGATGCCGCGGTACGAGTTGCGTCCGGTGTTTATGGCTACCGGATGTACAGGTTCAACGACGCTCTGCAGTCGAGTCGCCCGATTTTCCTGCGCGTCGAATTTCGCAGCGCCGGTCAGACCGCGCCGGTCGTGTGGCTTCAAGCGGGGACCGCGACCAACGGTGCGGGCACGCTGACCGGACTCACCTCAACCAACCTCCAGGTGGGTGAGTCCGGCGTTCCCGGCACCAACGCCATTTGGTACGGGTGCCACGCGTCCGGGTTCGCCGGAGTTGCGCAGCGTCGCTCTTTCGGCAGCACCCCTCTCGGGGGTTTTATTCTCTGCCGCACCTGTAATAGCGACGGCGTCCCTACCGGTGAGGGGTTCACCTTCGTCCGGGCCCGCAACTCCACGGCGCAAGGCGCGCAAGTGACTGGCTTCCGCACGGATACTTCGCCTGCTGTTATTTTTGAGGGCGTTTTCAGCATAGGCAGTTACTCGCTGAACCCTTACGCGCTTGGGACGACGGTTGGCGGGGAGCTTCCTGCGTACCTGCTGTGGCATGCCACGCCGCGGATCTCCCCGATGTTCGGTGCGTGCGCAGTGCTCAGCAATGTCATGACGCCCGGTGATACGTTCGAGGTTGCTCTCGTTGGCAACGCCCCCCGGACCTACATCAACCCCGGGCCCAACGGGATCGCTGGCGAGAACAACGCCACTACCGCCACCGTCGCCTACCACGCGATCCTTTGGGAGTGACCGAATGGCTCTTGTCGTAGTTCGCTTGAACCCGCCCGCCGACAGCGTGCGTCGCTTCGTTGCCTACATCCCGCGGCGTTATGGTCAGCAGGGCATGCCGTTCCTCGCGCAGTTCGTCACCGCGTCTGCGTTCCCCGGCCTCGGCACGCGTGCCTACGGCTTTCTATCGGGATAAAACAGGGCTTTGCCAATCGGCGTGTGGCGAGAATTTGTCATGCCGCCTCCCGATGCTCGTAGTAGGGGTGCCGCTTGTCGTCGAAGATGGCGTACAGCGCGGCGAGGTTGCCCGGATCCGGGTTGAGCCAGGCGTCGAGGTGCTCGGGCTTGATGTTGATGATCGTCCGGTCGTGGCCAGCGGCGGCCACCTCGGGCTCCGGCTCGTCGGTGATGGCCGCGAACGACAGCAGATCCGGCTCGACGCCCTTCGGGTCCTTCCAGTGCGACCACAGGCAGGCGATCAGCATCGGTTCCTTGGTGCGCGGCACGAACTCCAGGATGGTGTTGCGGCCGTCGACCTCGACATGCTCGTAGAAGCGATCCGCCACCATCACGCCGTGGTTGAAGCCGAACAGGCCGCCCCAGAATCCCTCGAGGTTGTCGCGGCGGGCGTTGTAGGTGCCCGGGAAATTCGCGTCGTAGAACGCCGGTTTTCCAGCCGGCCGGCACTGGTAGCGCATGGGCTTCAGTACGCGTCGGCCACCTTCCGAGACCATCACGGGGCAGTACAGGCCAGGGAACACCCGCGCGTCGGCCGGCTTCCACTCTGTGCGCTTGAGCCCGGCGATGCGCGCCATGGCGGCTTCGACCTTCTTGGTGCCGATGCGCACGTCGTCCTGCGCCTTCTTTGTGACCTTCGTCTGCAGCTTCCGCTCGGCCCCGACGACGCGCTGCCTCTGGGTGAACACCTCCTGTTCAAGCAGGGAAATGGCGGCAGCATCCGCATCGCGCAGATTGGACTGCAGCTCGGGCGGCCCGATCTGCTGCAGCTCCCGGATGGTCGCGCGGGGCGCCTTGGCTTTCGGATCCAGTCCTTGGTTCCACCAGAACGTCTTCACGTAGAGCTCGATGTCCATCTCCACGTCCGGGAAGTGGCGCTTGTACTCCTTGAATTCGGCGTAGACCTGGGCCGAGTAGCACATGGGATCCGATCCGGTGGGGGCGTCGCGGGATCGTAATCCTCGGCGCGACCCGTCGCAGTCAATGAGATCTCGGGGCGTAGCATGCGGGCTGCACACGCCCCCTCCGGAGCGCCAGGTGGACCGCAGCCCGCCGAACATCTACATCGATTACCGCCTGTCGCAGCTGTTCGACGCGATGATGGACCGCGCTGGCAAGCTGCTGAAGAAAGACCGGGTAGGGCGACGTGATCTCGCCTATCTGCTGATCGCCTCGGCGCAGCGCCTCGGCCTCGGCCAGGCGGCGCCGAACAGCCCACACAACCAGATTGCTGCCCGGGATTCGAGCGCGGTGCAGGCATTCGGGCCCTTGGTGGCCAGCGAGACGCGCGCCGCCCGGTGGCGGCTGCTCTCACAGGCGCGGGATGCGCTGCAGCTTCCGCCGAACCCGCAGCTGGCTTACTTCCACGAAGGCGACTGTGACAGCGACGACGCCTGCCTGGCGGCGATGGCGCGGATGGACGAAGCGGCCCGGCGCCTGCGCGCGGATGGGTCGGCAACGCCTTAAGCGGTCCGTAAACGGAGCGCTGCACGACTTGTGCAATCAACGGCTTGCGGCTGGCGTCTCCGTAAGGCTCGGCGGGCTAAGTGTTTGAAAATGCAGGAGGGCCAATCTGCCTTTTAATCCGCTGGTCGATGGTTCGAATCCATCACGACCCACCAGCTTCATCAATAGGTTGCGGACGCTAGTCGCTATGCTTCCGTAAACATCTCCGTAATTAAAACCGCCCGAAGTCGGATCTCATCGTCTCGAATCCGAGTACTTTTCTCATCAGGGCGAGAGACTGTAGCGATGACCGCGTTGGTTCAGTTCAGAGCCAACACAACATCTTGTGTCCGATAAACGATAACGATCACGCAAACACTAGATGTTGTGAAAGCTTCGAAACTGAGGAACTTTTCTGATCACTTCGCGCTCATAGCGGTTAGCTAATCTGAGATCGTAGTCCGCTGCTGGTGACCGCTTTTTTCCGACATGAGGCACTTGCAAAGAGATCGTCGGTGCCGCAAATTTCACCTGCAGCGTCAAGGTTCAATTCCACGGAGGAGAGGAGAACGTTATGAGAGAAGTCGTAGGCGGTTTCTAACCCTTCTACAATTGGTAACAATGCGCCCGCGAATTCGCGGGCGCAGCTGTGTCTGGGGAGGCACAAGGAATGAGAGAAGCGATTGCAGGGATGCTGAACTCGCCTGGGTTCAATTCCATCGTCTTGCTACTGGCCGTGTGGGTTGCATATAGGCAGCTTCGATCCGCGAAGGAAGGGATCCAGGCGCAGCTTGCTGGTGTCGAAAGGACGATGGCTCACTCGCAACAACTTGCCAGTGAGCAGCTGGCAGAGTCACGCTTGATCGCGAAGCGGAAGGAAACCGCAACGCTGCTCATGAACAGCCGCGGTGACAAGCAACTCCAGCGCGCTGTGAAAGTTATCGAGACCTACTACAACACGCCGGGTCACAACGTCCGCGAGCTCGCCCCGGAGGTTGATAAAGACCACGAGCTGTATAGCGATCGATGTGATGTGGTCTATCTGATGAACCACTTCGAGAACGTGGCCATCTGCATCGAGCGAGAGATCTATTGCCGCGACATGATCATCGATGCATGGCGCACCAACATGGTTGAAGTCCGGAGGAACAGCACGGCGTTGATCGACGCACTGCGAGCTAGGCACAACAATCCAAACGTGCTTATCAAGTTCACGGGCTTTGTAGATGCTTTGCTCGTTGAAGAAGCCGCGAGACAGTAGCTAAGCCGACGGTGCCACCTCTGGCACCGACTTGTCGTAGACCTTCATCATCTGCTCGGTGAGCCCGAGCGCCTGCTGTTTCTCGGCGAACGTGCCGGGTGTGTCGGTGCCGCCCTTGCGCTTGAGGTCGTGCAGGCCAAACCGCTGATCGGCGGTGATGACTTCCTTCTCGATCGCCAGGCGGATGAAGCGCTGCCACGCGCTGTCGAGGCCTGACTTGGTCAGTGGCTCGCCATGCTCGGCGAGGATCACCAGACGATCCTCCGGGCGCAGTGGCGTGATGCGCGTCGTGCGCTCGATGATGCCGCGGCGGTAGGCGGTGGCGGCGTCCCAAGCGGCGCGCAGGCGCGGATTCCAGCGCACGATGTTGTCGCGGCTGCCCTTACGGCGCTGCGTGCGGATACCGACCTCGTCGGCCTGGGCCTCGGTGAGCGTGAGCGTCTCGATGCCGCGCAGGCGGCACAGGTAGCCCAGCTCCATCACGATCGGCAGATAGGGTGCGATCGAACCTTCGGTGCGCGCCTTCCGTCCCGCGCACTCGAGCGCGAAGGTTAGCAGCGCCATGTACACGGTCTCCTCCGGTAGGCGCTGTCGCTTGCGCTCTTCTGCCGCGCTGACGCCCTTGCCCGGGTTGAGGCGCACGAGCCCGCGTTGCAGGCCCCACGTGTAGAGCAGGCGCGTGTAGCGCAGCAGCTTGTTCGCCTTCGTTGGGTGGCCGTCGCTCTCGAGCTTGTCGACCATGCGCTGCACGTGATGCGTGCGGATCCGGTCGGCCTGCAGGTCGCCGACCTTGCCGCCGGACTGTGTAGGGAAGCCGAGCAGCACGTCTCGCGAGTACTCGTAGTC